GCGCTTGAGCCTGGGCCATCATCGCATCCAACGCCGGATTAGGCTGTGGTTGCTCTGGAGGAGGATTAGAAAGCGCCTGATCCTGTTCTGGCGTGATTTCCTTGAAGAACTCAGTAGAGTCCTTGAATCCTGCCGCCTCAATAAACCGTCCCAGGGTCATTCGATACTGACCAAGACTTACTAGCGGATTCGCAGCTCCGAGCGTCTGGAGAATCTGCTCCTGCTTGGCAAGAACCATCTGGAGCATCGCCATCTGTTCTTGCTTCGTACCAGTCCCAAGACCGACGGAGATCGATAGATCGTATTGATTGGACCATTCTCTCGGGTCCATCTCGACAAACTTGCCACGCATCCGAATGATGGTTGGCTTGTCCTGATACTTGCAGACCAGTTGCAGAATGCCCTTAAACAGGCTTCTAAGGCCCGTCTCAGCGAAGATCCTGGCGATGAGTTCCAGCTTGCCCTGCTGTGCGCTAGTGACCGCAGCAACAGCCGCAGCGGTGACGTTAGCTAAGACGTTAGGATCTAGCCCCTGTTGCGAATCCGACACCCCAGTTCGCTTCTGCTGAACACCGTCGAAATACTCCAGCATCGGGAATGCTTGACCAGCGACGGGGGTAACTTGTAGCGGAACAACAGCAGCAGGATTCTTCAGCCTAACCACGCCACCCGGAGTGACGTTAAGCAGGTCGTCCAGATTGACCTGACCTTCTACAGCACCGACCCGAGCATTGTTCGTGAGATACAGGTTATCCAGCATCTGACGGACGAGCGTGGACTTGATAAGCTGAATGTCCATCGTCCTATCGGCCAAAGACTGACCAAAGAACTTGTGCGGGATCGGGATCGGGCAGATAACATGGAACGGACAATAGTCCGTCTGCTCGTTGCTCAGGATCTCGTTATTGCTGTAGACGATCCTGCGGAACTCAGCAATCCCGTCCTCATCGAAATCCACATAGATATAGCACTCAAACACCTCGATCTCTTGCATGGCAGGATCAAGGCTGTTCTGCTCAAAAGGTTCCTCACCAGGGCTGTATCGCGCAACTTTTTCATCAGTAAAGTCCAGACTGTTGTAGACCGGGAGATTGTCTACGATCTGAGGATCGAACCCCATCTGCAACAGTTCAGTCCTGGGCACCAGAGTCCGGTGCGCCATAAACGGAGCGTCTTGAACCGTTTTAGCCCGTTTGCTGACGATCAACTCTTCGGGAGGTACGTTCTCAATGACGATCTTGCCGTGCTTGTTTTGTTTCCGCACGACAACATTGAAGAACTGAGTCGCCATTACCTGACCGTCTGGACCCTGCATCTCCTGCTCTACAACTTCTTGAGCGACGATCTGGCGAGATCCATCCGACATCAGCAGGACAAGCTCAGTCTCAGAGAGGTTTTGATAAACCTCCTCGATAACGTCAATCTTCTCGTCCCAATAACATTTCACCGTTCCAGTCTTCTGGAGCAGTGCGTCCTTGAACCAGTGATGGAGAATCTGGAATCCAGGGTTTTGCTTGTAGAAAACCCAGTTTGCGTATTCCGTTGCCTGTTTAGCCCCGTCTTCATCTCCGGGACCGGTTGGCTCAAACCGGACAATATCGTCTGAGGCAGTGAATACCCGGATCAACTGAGGCAGCGCACCGTCAATTGCTTCTGCGACCTCACCAGTGACAATCTGGCTGCGCCCCTCTACCTCGTTCCCGTAGGGATTTCGCAGGTAGTAATCCATTGACAGAGCGCGTTCTTCTGTCGTCTCCGTATCCAGATAACCGATAGCGTCATCGATCTCCGAGGATACTATTGCCTTCAGTCGGCCTTCGTCCATTTGTCTGACCTCTTTGTATACGGTCGTTTATCAGGCTGCAATTCTCTGACCTGATTTTCCAGTCGCTCTATCCGATCAGTTAACTCCTTGACAACCTGATCGAACATTCTGCGATCCACAATGTAACCTTGAGGAATAATCATACCACCCACCTCGTGTTATTTTTCAATGGCTTGCCCCAGTCATCGTTCGACATTAAGTCAAGACTCTGGGCCAAATATCTCCACGCATCCGCTGCGTGACTATGCTCGTCGTGCAATGGCGCTCCTGGCTCATTCGTAATCTGGTTAACCGCGCGCCTGTATCGCTTTAAGTGGTTAACCAATTCCATACATTTATCAGCGTCGAAATAAGCCCTCGGGAAGACTTGTCTTGCCAGCCTAATCCCTTCCTCTGGATTACCTCTGGCGAGAACCTCGACATTCCTGCCTAGGCTTTGCATCATCTCCTGAGTAGATTTTCCAGACTTAAAGTCCTTGTGCGCTCCATCGTGCGGAATGTAATCATTACCCCAATTCCACTTTCTATTGCCCAATTCCATTACATAAGAATCTATTGTCCGGTGGCTGTCCTCGATGTAATCAACCACCCTGATCTCTGATGCAACCTTCTGCACACAGATGATTGACATGGAGTCGTTCCAGCCCAAGTCCCAGACGGTATGAACCTTCAGCAGCGGATCAACAGGTACAGCCCGAATCCTGCCCTCTCTTTGTACCGCTTCCATTTCGTTAGCGTATATCGCACCCTCGACAGCAGGACGACAGCGCCCTTCCCATGTTGTCAGATATCCAGTCGGATCTCTGTCTAGCCAGTCTCTGCGCTCTTTGTCTAGCTCTTCCGGGAACCACGGGTTATCAGACCAGTTGATCTCGCAGACCCAACTCTCAGCAGGTGGGTGAGTGACAAACCGAGTGAAAGTCTCGTCTGTGTCTAGCTCAGGGTTGAAACTGACCCATATCTCTGATCCTGGCTTGCGGATGGTCGGAATGAGAATATCCCAAGACCTTTTACTCACGACCTGAGCCTCTTCCACCCAGCAGATGTCCGTTCCCTCGTAAGACTTCAGATTTGCCACACCTTGTTGACGGATACCTGCAAAAGTGAATTCTGTGCCGTTCCTGCCGATGATCTTTGTCTCTTGAACCTCGTAAAACTCACCAAGGCTCAGCAACTCGATCTGATCCTTCAGCAGCCTATGTACGGACTCCTGAATGCTTTTCTGCGTCTCTCTGGCACACAGTACCCTGATTGGCTTTGTAGCGCCTAACGCCACAAGCGCTCTGGCAATGGACCAACTTTTACCCGATCCCCTGCCGCCGTGAAGTATCTTGTATCGCTTTGGCTGGAAGAGAGGTAAGAGCTTACTTGGAATCTCGACTCTCGTTCGCAATTCCAACGACCTCTAGCACTGTTTGGATTGGACCACCGTTCTGTCCTGTGACCTGAGTCTCAACAGGAATAAGCCTAGCAGCCAGCTTGTAGAACTCTGTGAGATGCTTTGGGTCTTCCTGCGCCCACTGCACCATCCTGTTAGTCCCACCCAATTGCTCAAACGCCTCAGCAATAGCCTGCTTCATGCTTGATGTAACTTTGTTTGGAACGCCCTTCGGCCTACCTGCCCCAGCCCTCGGGCCGCCGTTTCTAATTTTCTTTTGTAAATTTTCAGTCTGCATACCGACTCCAATTGGGTGATCGGTTGATATTACTTACACCTTTTGTTAATCAACTCAATAACTGACTTATCTTTCTCTTGACTCTCAGTCGGAGCAAACAACGCTCTCGTTCGATTGTCAGTTAGTCCTGGTTCGCACAAATAGTAGACCGCAATACTATTTCGTGTTACCCCAGGTGGACATTTTATCGGATTAGGTAGCCCATGCCAACTTCCACGTGTATCGAATATCACCGCTCTGTTGAAGACCGGCTCAATGGTTTTAACGATAGTTCTGCTGTCTTTGTACAGACCCAACCCACCACCCCACCTCGGCTCCCAATCTGGAGTAAGGTAAACGATAAGGTTAAGACGGCGTTGTAGATGTAACTTCGGATGGATGTTGTAATCGAGGTGAACATTTAGTTTTCCTCCAGGCCCATGCTGATGCAATCCCCCACCATGTAGACCGATGTCCGGTGTTAGTTCGCAATCTACTAACCGTTCCAGGAATGCAGTGAACTCTGGGCTTAGCAGGTGACTAAATGTCTTGTAGAGGTTAGGACCAAAC